TAAAATATATAATAACATACAACAAGGATCATAACATTGGAAACTATAGAGAACTCTATAGACGATATACCTCTCTCAACTCTTAATAATCTCTTAAATATACAGGTTCAACAGAAATCTAAAACAGATTTCCTAACATTTGTTCGTCAAATGGCTCCATTACTTGTTTCTGATTGGAAGATGGGAAGACATATAGAGGTTATTAGTGAGAAATTACGACAATTAGAAGCTGGTGAGATAAAAAGACTCATGGTTTTCCTACCACCCAGGTCATCCAAGTCTGTTTTATGCTCTAAATTGTTTCCAGCATGGTATATAGGAAGGAATCCAGAACATGAAATACTTACTGTTTCCCATAGTGACCAGTTATCAAGTGATTTTGGACGTTCTGTCAGGGATTTGGTCAATGAAGAATCCTTTCAGGATGTTTTCAAAGGAGTATCTTTACGATCAGACGTTAGAGCAGCAGGTAAATGGAAAACTAACCAAGGTGGAACCTATTATGCTGCTGGAGTTAGATCGCAGATTGCAGGACGAGGAGCACATATCGCAATTCTTGATGATGTCATGTCAGAAGAAGACTCTTATTCAGAAGCTGGCAGAAGATACGTCAAGGAATGGTATCCTGCTGGACTAAGAACACGTATAATGCCTAATGGTGCTATATTAATTATTAATACTAGGTACCATTATGATGATTTATGTGGATGGTTACTAAAACAACAGGAAAATGTGGGTGATTATGCTGTTACTCCATGGGATGTTGTACGTATTCCTGCATGGTTAGATGAAAATGCATCAGAATTACTTGATTTACCCATAGGATCTAGTTATTTTCCAGAATGGAAGCCAGAAGAAGTTCTAAAAGTAGATGAAGCAGAGATAAAAGCTTCAAATGGTGCACGATACTGGAATGCACTCTATATGCAGGACCCAACGCCTGATGAAGGTGGATTAATCAAGAAGAGATGGATTAAATGGTGGAAACAGGAAGAACCACCACCCTGTGATTTTATAATACAAACATATGATACAGCATTTTCTACAAAAACAACAGCAGATTATTCAGTAATACAAACATGGGGTATCTTTTCCATGTATGATCAGGATGAAGAAGGATATGAAAACTATCAATCTCATTTACTTTTATTAGGAAATATAAAAGGTCGCTTTGAATATCCAGAATTAAGACGTATGGCACAAATGTTATATAAAGAACATAGACCTGATGTTTGTATGATAGAAAAGAAAGCAAGTGGACAATCATTAATACAGGATATGCGTAGAGCTGGTATACCTGTACTGGAATATTTACCTGATAGAGATAAAGTATCAAGAGTTTATGCAGCATCTCCTATGATGGAAGCAGGTCGTGTATGGATTCCTGAAAATAAAAAATGGTCAGAAGATTTACTGGAAGAAATGTTAAGGTTTCCTAATGCTGCACATGATGATCAAGTAGATGCTATGACCATGGCAATACACTATATGAAAGAGTCGTGGCACTTGTCGCACCCAGAAGATCCTGATTGGGAAGATGAACCCAGAAAGAAAAAGGTTGCATACTGGCGAACTTAGTGGTATAATAATAAGATAAAGTAAAAATAGGGAAAAATAATGGCAACAGAGAGAAATCCATTTGAACAGATACCAGAAGAAGTATCAAATATAATCGATATTCCAAAACCTGAAGAAGCTGCAATGGCACAACCAACATTTGAAATGGATACAGATGGTGGTGTTATTGTAGATCTTGAGGGTACTATTGAAATGGAAGCAGAAGAAGATGTACAAGAATGGTATTCTAATATTATTGATACATTGGAAGATGATCAAGTAGCACAAATTGCAAATGATGTTATTGATTCTTATACTTCAGATAAAGATTCTCGTCAGGAATGGGAGTCTATGTTTGAAAGAGGATTTGATTTATTAGGATTAAAGATAGAAGAAGCATCAGAACCATTTGAAGGAGCATGTACAGCAGTACATCCTATGTTAATTGAATCTGCTGTTAAGTTTCAATCAAAAGCTATACAGGAAATGTTTCCACCCAATGGTCCAGTTAAAGCACATATATTAGGTAAGACTACTCCTGAAAGAGAAGATCAGGCTAATCGTGTACAAGAATTTATGAATTATCAAACAACAGAGCAGATGCCTGAATACTTTGATGAATTTGAAAGAATGCTGTTCCACCTCCCCTTGATAGGATCAGCATTTAAAAAAGTTTATTATGATGCAACATTAAAAAGACCAGTATCTGAATTTGTTCCAATAGATCAATTCTATGTTTCTTATTATGCATCTAACTTAAATAAAGCAGATAGATATACACATGTAATATATAGAAGTCCTGTTGATCTTGCAAAAGATATACGAGCAGGAATATATAGAGATATAGATTTACCAGAAGCTACAAATCCTAATCCCACATCATTCTCTTCTAAAATGGATACGATATTAGGATTATCACCCACAGCAGATAGTGATCCTCAATATACCTTACTTGAACAACATTGTTATTTAGAAATTGAAGAAGATTATGCTCTTCCTTATATTGTTACAGTTGAAGAGCAGTCACAACAAATTTTATGTATTCGTAGAAACTATAAGAAGGACGATAAAAACCAAGAGAAAGTATCACACTTTGTCCATTATAGATTCGTTCCAGGATTTGGTTTCTATGGATTTGGTCTCATGCACTTCTTAGGAAATCTAACCATGACTGCTACAGCAGCTATGAGAAGTCTAGTGGATGCAGGTCAATTCGCAAACTTGCCAGGAGGATTTAAAGCAAAAGGTGTAAGGATTGTTGGTGATAATGAACCAATAAGTCCAGGTGAGTTCAAAGAAGTAGAAGCAACAGGAACAGATTTGAATAAGGCAATAATCTCTCTCCCCTATAAAGAGCCTTCCCAAACTCTATTTCAAATGCTTGGCTTTGTAACTGCAGCAGGACAGAAGTTTGCAGATAGTACAGAACAAATAGTTTCTGATGCTGCATCTTATGGACCTGTTGGAACGACTATGGCACTACTTGAAGCGTCAAGTAAGTTCTTCTCTGCTATACATAAGAGATTACATAAATCTCAAAGAGATGAATTTAAAATACTTGCAAGAATCAATTATGATTATCTACCTTCAGAGTATCCCTATGAAGTTCCTTTTGCTGAAAAAAGTGTAATGAAACAAGACTTTGATGGTAGGATTGATGTTATCCCTGTCTCTGATCCTAATATTCCATCAAATGCACATAGGATGATGATTGCACAAATGGCTTTACAAATGGCACAGCAATCACCTCCTGGCATGTTTAATATGGAAGCATTAAATAGAACAATATTAAATGCTGCTAATATGCCTAATCTGGAAGATATACTTCCACCTAAAAAAGAACCACAACAAATGGACCCTGTATCTGATATTATGGCAGCAACTAAAGGACTTCCTATTGCAGCATTTGCTGGACAAAATCATGATGCTCATATACAAACAAAGATGGCATATCTTCAAGATCCACAAAATGGTTCTAATCCTATAATGGCTAGATTAAAACCAATACTGGAAGCTAACATACAAGAGCATTCTGTTATGAAATATCAAGAACAAATGAATGGAATGGCAAGAGCAGCAATGGAACAAATGCCACCTGAACAACAACAAAATCCTCAAGTTGCAGAAATGGCTATGGCTACTGCAGCACAACAAGTATTAAATGCAAATCAAGCTATGGGTCAAGCTCAATCACCTGAACAACAAATGGTTGCACTTGAACAAGCTAAAGTAGAATTAGAGAAACAAAAGCTTCAAATGCAATCTGCTAAATATTCTGCAGACTCTGCGATTGATGCTCAGAAACTTGAATTAGAAGAAGCTCAACTATTAGTTGATTCTGCTAAATCAGGACAAGCAGCAGTTCTTAAAAAAGAGAAGAGTGATCTTGATAGAGCAAGTAAAGAAACTATGAAGGCACTTGATGTTTTAACAAAAACTGCTATTGCAGATCAACAAGCTGAAATTGATCTGGAAGCTATTCGTATGAAAGCTTTAGAGAAGGCATCAGAATTAGATGCTGTAGATGATAAAGAAAGAAGTTTTAAACTTCTTGAAATTATGACAAACTTAATTAACAAAGAACTAAAAGGAGAAAAAGATGCCAATAGGGAATAAAGCTTATCCTGTAGATAAAGGTATTACTAATGGAAAACCCATGCATGTTCCTAATAAAGATGGTGGTCTCTATGGTGATTATACCAAGATGTCACAATCTGATTATGGAAGTAGACCTAAAAAAGGTGTAACTTTAAAATGGGAAGATAAAGCTTGGAAATATCCTAAACCAACTACAGGAAAAAGATAATGTGGAATAAACCTAATATTAAAGAAATATCTGTTGGATTAGAAATTAACTGTTATATGTGTGCAGAAATATAATACATGGATATTTGGGATGAGGTCGTTAAAGATTATAATGACGAACTCACTAAACTAAGAAATACAGTTTGTAATGGTCAATCAGATACTTTTGCTCATTATAGACAAATGGTTGGTCACATT